CCTTGGAGCGGTCTTTATGCGCGACAGCTACAGCCTTCTGACCGGCGTCTCCGCTGTCAAAGCCCACCACCATAGTCATGTTGCCAGCGTCGGCAGTGCCTTTGTACTTGCGCACACGGCCATCATCCAGAGAGGTGAAGTTCACCGGGTTGAAGGTGTCGCCGAACTCGCCGAGGTCTTCGATCTCGCCCACCTGGACGTAGGTATCGGCCTCATACTCGGTTACGGTATCAGCGCCGGTCTTACCACCAATGGAGAGGCGGCAGCCAGCGGCTGTGTTGAGGTTGTCTTCGGCCATGGGGGTTCCTCCAAAGGCACATTGGATAAAGCCGCAGCGCGGCCGGTGGTTGAATCAGTGGGTGGTGATGACGCGAACCGTGATCGAGCCCTGGTAGGTAACGCCGTCAGCATCCCGCTGGGCGTCCGACTGGATGACACGTACCGATACAGCGCGGCCAACCTCCAGCGGCAGCGGGCGCTCGTCCAGGGCGGCGATCACCTCGCCGTTGATGAGCTTCACTTCGGCCTGGCCGACAGCATCAGACCAGACGGACAGGTACAGCAGGCGCGTGTCGCGCTTGCGGCCCGAAATCGGGCTGTTGTTGACCGAAACTTCTCGATCTATGGACACATATGGCATTTCCGCATTCAAGGGCGCACCGTCGTAGATCGGGCAGCTGACTTCGGCCTTGAGCCTGGCAAAGATGGCCTCCTGCAGGGCCAGTGATGGATCAGCCATTGCCTACCCCCTGGCTTGCCTTGCGGAGCGTTCGACGCACCGCCGTCTCGATATCAGCCATGACGTACTCGCGGTTCACGTCGATGGACGGGCGTAGCCAGGGATGCGCCGGCCTGGCCGGAATGTCCGGGTATTTGCCGAAGAAGTGTTCGCCATCGCTCTTGTTGGTTGCGCGGCGGTTCCGGCTCCCTGCGCGCTTGCCGCCGATGTAGCCCTTGGTTCCGTACTCGATGAAGCGCAGGTAGAAGAACTTTCGATTGTCGCGCTTTCCTCGAATGCCGATCTGCGCATCCAGCCCGCTGGGCGCGACGTAGATCTTCAGCGCGGCGGCCGCTGCTCCCGTGTCCTTGGGCATCAGCTGTTGCTGGGTGGCCAGAACCCGCTCAGCGGCTTGGCGCATCGCCGGGGCCAACTCGTTGTCCATCGTCTTGTGGATGTTGCGCAGCGTCCGCCGGAGGCGGATGTCGCCGCGCATTTTCGAGCGGCGCGCCATGACCTACTCCTTGGCTGGTTCGGCCTTTGCTGGCTTGACGGCCTTGTCGACCACGGCCTCAGCGTAGCCTCGAGCAATCAGGCCTTCGCCCTGCTCCTTGGTCACCTCGAACTCTTCGCCCTTCTCGCGCTCACCAGATGCGCCCGTCAGCGGGCCCAGTGCACGAATTTTCATGGTTCACCTCATGGGTTGGGGACGCTGGAGCACAGCAGCCGCAGCATGTCCCGTTCGTTGTTGAGCAATGCGGCCTCGACCTTGTAGGTGATGCCGGTGAGCTTTTCGGTGACCCGCCAGCCGGCGGCGATATCCTTTCGCGGCCGGATGCGGATCTCGGCGGTGACAGTCGCCTGCATCTGCTCCGCCACGGGCATGACCCGTCCGGTGGGCATCGTGACCTCGGCCCACACCTCAGCTGTCGCCGGCCAGGTCTCCTTGAAGCCGCCGGTGCTGTTCTGCTCACGCACGACCTGGGCCAGAATGCAGCGGTGCCTCATTGGTCCGGCTCTCATCAGAATCGCTTCCTGTACCAGAGCAGGCGGTCAACAGCGAGCGGCACGGAAGTGAGCCCGCCCGCGGCCACTGCCTCCCGGTTGGCGTACCAATGCCCCACCAGCAGCAAGATGGCCTGCTGCACGTCCCCGGTGAGCCCCATCTGCTCTGGCTCAATGGGTTCGCCCTCGACCAGCTTCCGGTCGCAGTGCTGCTCGACGTGCGCCTTGGCGGCTTCGATGTAGCCGCCAATCAACGGGTCTTCATCGTCACCGTCGACGCGCAGGTGCAGCTTCACGGTGGCTAGGTCGACCATTTACTTGGCCTCGTCAGCTGCTTTGTCAGCAGCGGCCTTGTCCTCCTTCGGCGCTGCGGGCTTGGTTTCTTTCGGCTTCGGCACGCGAGGCTTGCCATTGGCGTCGAGCTCCACCGCCAGGCCCTTGCCAATGAGGGTGTGTGCGTACTCGTCGTTCGCATCGTCGAACACCTGCCCCGCGACGACTTTGTTCGTGTTGGAGCCCAGCAGCGCGCCCTGGCCGACAAATCCCCACTCGATCTTGATTTTCATGATGCCTCCAAAAACAAAGAGGCCGGCGATCTGCCGGCCAGCGGGTGAGGATTACTTGGCAGCTGGGAAGCGGCCCTTGACCAGCGCTTCGCGGCGGCGAACACCGAGGCCCAGCCGCTCCTCGACCAGCAGCGCCCGCTCGTTGCGGATGAATTGATCGTTGATCAGTCCCATCTTGAACAGGAAGGTGAGGCGATCGAACAGGGTGACGGATCGGGCGAAGTTCGCGACCAGGAACTCACCGCCGGTGTCGGTGCCCCCTTCGTCCATGCTGTCGGAGGTGATCACTGGACGCCCCCACAGAACCGGGGTCACCAGACCCTGAAGGTTGGCGAACAGGTAGCGGTTCTCGCCGTCCTTCTGCAGCTCGATGTTCATCCAGTCCAGCTCGGTCATAACCGCGCCGTCTGCGGACATCTTCGACTGCTTGCGCACCTGATAGATGGCACGGCGCACCAGGTCGATCGACGTGTCGCCAGCCTTGTTCAAGGCTACGTCATAGCTGGTTGCCTGGGTCATCAGGCCGTTGAGGTTGTCGCCGGTGCCGTCGCCCTTGAGGATCTGCGTTTCTTCTTCCAGTTTCAGGTCGTAGCGCAGCAGCTGCTGGATGTAGGCGAGCATCTGCGGAACGTCATCGAGAGCTTCGTCGGTGACCGGCATCCATACCGCCAGTTTTTTCACGCGATCGGTGATGCGCTCGAAGGTCACGTTGCTGGTGGGCTTGAGACCGCCCTCCGCCACCGGCGCGGCGCCCTTGGTGTGCAACAGCTCACGGAAGTAGGTGTACTCCTGCGCCGACACAGGGATGACGGTCAGAAGGTCGCGGATGCGCAGTTCCTGACGAATACCTGGTTGGATCACAGGATCGTAGACAGGCGGCACGATGCCGGCGCTGGTAACCTTCATCTCCTTCATGCTGGCCATGTCGGACTTGGTCACTTCGAGCTGGGCCTGGGCGGCGTTCTTCTGGTTCAGGGCCTTGTAACCATCATCGCCCTTGATCATGTCGATGAAGCTTTTGCCCTCGCCGGGCTGGCCACGCAGCTTGACGCCCTTCTGCTCCAGGTCCACGACCTGGTCGATGACCTTCTGCAACTCGCCCTTCTGGTCTTCGATCTGCTTCTTCAGGTCGCCGGTAACCTTGTTGCCCTTCTCGACCTCCTCCATGGCCGCGTCGTACTTCTTCTGCAGGCCCTCGAAGCCGCTCTTCAGTTGCAGCTCGATGGTATCTTTCAGCTCTTTCACTTCGCTCATTGCGATGCTCCAAAATGGTGGGTGAACAGGGTGGAAATTTCTTTCAGCTCATCCACGATCGCCGTGGCCTCGCTTCCGCCATCACGGCGCAGCGCGGTGTAGCCGAGCGAAGCGACTGCCGCCGCTTCCTTCTGCGAGAGGCCCATGCGTTCGCGCAGCGCCTTCTCGAAAAGCCTGATGTCCGACTTGACGCTGAGCACCTGCGCCTCGGGGTTCATGCCGAACGGGACGAAGGAGGCCTCCCACAGTTCGGCCTCCTTGATGAGGCGTACACGCCGGCCGGCGCGCTCCTCGAAATCTGCCTTGATGGTGTTGAAGCCGATCGACATGCTGTCGAGGATGTCGGCCTTCATCAGCTCATAGGCATCGCGGGCATAGCTCACATTGAGATTGACCTGGCCCTTGAGCAGCAGCCCATGGTCGTCCTGGGCGTAATCGGCGGCGCCGACCAGGCGGGTCAGGTCGTGGTACAGGGCCAGCTTGAGCTTGCCTGCACGGGTCGCTTTCACACGGGTGAAGGCCCCAGGCAGGATCACGTCGTCGCCCAGATCCACGTTGTTGAACACGGCGGCGTAAGCTTCGAAGTTGCCCGCGTCGTCAACCGACTTGAGTTCGATTGGAACCTCAAGAGTCGCCATTTTTCTGAACCTCCCACCGGGTGACCCGGTTGTATTCGTCGCCTTCCAAGAGAGGCAGATTTTCCTTGGCGCGGGCTTCGTTGATGGTCATCCAGCCAGAGCCGCCTGAACCGCCGAGCGCTGCCCCCAGGTACGTGGCACGGCCTGCGCTATCAGCGCGCAGCAGCCCCTCGACCACGAACTCGACGAAGCGTGTGGTGCTGCCAAACAGCTTGCTGTTCAGCTCGTCTTCAATGGTGTCGATGTAGGGCTTGAGGCCGAAGGTGATGAACCCGATGAGCTGCTGCTCAAGGTTCGAGCCCATGATCGAGGTCTTGCCCGCACGGTTGGCCAGCCACAGCGGAACGCCGTAGATACCCGCCAGGGCTTCTTCCTGGAACTGCTGGGACTCGATGAACTGTGCGTCTTTCTGGCTGATCCCTGCCGGCACGATCTTCGGGCCGCCCTGCAGAATGGCCATCTTGCCGATGTCATCGGTGTCGGCCTTGCGTACGTCGGGGAATCGCTTGAGCACCTGCGCCTGCTGCTGGTCGGTCAGGAAGCCGTCGTAGATGACATAGCCGCCGGTGAAGCCGCCCTTCCTCATGAACCGCGCCGACCACTGCTGGCCGGCCTTGGCCAGGCCCATGGTTTCGGCCTGGTACTCCAAGGGCGAGAGGCCGACCACACCGTCAAGGCTGAACAGCTTGAAGTGCAGCATGTACTCCGGCGAGACGGGGAACGGGTCTCCTTCCGAAGGCGTCACGGTGTACAGCAGATCCTCCTCGGTATCGATCTGCACTGTCCGGCCATCGAGCGGAACCAGGCCGATGATGTCGCCCTTGCCGTTGCGCTCGATCAGGGCAAAGGCATTGCCGCGAAGGGCCATGTTCACGACCACGAACTTGAGGAAGTTCAGCATCGTCATGTACGGGTTGGGCTTGCGAAGCAGCTTGAGCATCCGGTCGCTGCCGCTGATCAACTCCCGCCCGCCACCCTTGTCGTCGTAGAGCTTGAGCGGCAGACCGCTCAGCGACTCGGAAAGGATCTTGACGCAGGACCAGACCATGCTGATCGAGAGCGCGTTCTTTGTCGTGATCCGAACGCCAGCCTTGGTCCGTTTGCCACCCACCTCGAGGTCGGCTTCCACGTAGTCCCCAGTGACGGGGTCGGTGTAACCGAAAAAGCCCCAGGTCGAGGGTTTGTACCATTTGAATCTCATGGTCAGCCTATGAGGTCGAAGAAGCCGTTGTTGAGGTAGTTGTCCATGCCGCCCTTCGCCTCAGGGTTGAGCGCCATCAGCGTCACAGCGTTGAACAGCGCCATCAGCGGGTCGATCTTTGCCGAGCCGCTGGCCTGCTTGGTGATCAGGATCGAGTTGCCCCGTGGCTCGACGCGGGCGTTGCCGCAGCACCAGGCCATGAGCGGCTGGCCACCGTGCAGCAGCGTCCCCTCGGCCAGCTTGCGCTCGGCAGTCTTGATCGCCCCGCCCAGGCGCCAGCCCTGTGAAACACCGTCGATCTTGTCGCGCGGTATGCCGACCGCCTCGAGTGCATCGAGAATGGCGCCGACGCCCGCCGGGTCTAGACCGACTTTGTCCAGCAGGCCGGCCTGCTCCACTCGCGCCACAAGCTGGGCCACGTCCTCGATGTCGTCACCGATACGCTGCACCAGGGTCAGGTGCCCGTCCTTGGCGAAGTCGCGGATGCGCGGCGCCTCGGACTTGCGCCGCTCCAGAACGGAGGGGTGAGCCCAGGCGTGGGTCCACGTCAGCCAGCGGCGCGTGCCAGTCTCCCGGCCGATGGCAGCCAGGCCCAGCAGGTCGTCAAGACCGCCGCCGTCGACGCCGATGTCGATCACCTCGCAGCGCTCGAGCAGATCGTCCAACGTACGGCAGAGCTCGGACGCTTGCTGCTCCCAGAAGTCCGCCCCGGCCCACCTGTCCGATAGCAGGGCCAGGCCGATCTCGACGTTGAGGTGCTTGGCCAG